GTGATTCCCAAACCAGATGAGAAGGTTTTAGAGGAAGCGATTGAGAAAATCCTTCCGAGATATCCCATGAGCTCTCTACATGAGTTTTGGAGCGATATCGCTGATGAGGTTTCTTTTGAGGAAGCTTTTGATGCAGCGCTCGCTGATGTTGATCGTAGCTCTTCCCCCGGATTTCCATATTTAAATATGGCTGGGGGGATGACTAATGGTGATTTCTTAGACAGATATCTTGGTTACGTTAAGAAATTAGTCCACGCTAGGATTCAACTTCTTGCCTCTACTCCGGTTGAAATTGTTGCCAAGTACACAGGTCCTGAGAAGGTTCAGGCTGGTCTTTGTGATCCAGTTCGAATTTTCATTAAGAGAGAGCCGCACAAGATGAAAAAGATAAGATCGCGTACTTTTCGCTTGATCTGGTCTATTTCTTTGGTGGACTCCATTTGCGAGCGTATGCTTTACGCTCGTCAAAACAAACGTGAAATTTTGAATTGGTTCGATGTACCGTCCAAACCAGGTATGGGTTTCACAGATGAACATATACGGTTGATCTATGACAACGTTATGCGAGCTAGGTCAGAGATGACTTTGGTTGATAGTGATGTATCTGCTTGGGATATGTCAGTCCCAGAGTGGCTCCTTAAGCTCGATGTCGTTCGTCGATCCCGTCTTAATGGCTCTCCTGTGGGATCCATTTGGCACACCGTCTCTTCTAATAGAATGGAGTGTATGTGCGATTCGGTTATTGTATCCTCTTCTGGTGAATGCTTTAGTCAAAAGATTAAGGGCATCCAGAAAAGTGGCACTTATATCACTGGAAGCACTAACTCTTCTATGAGGGTAATGGTTGCTACCATTCTCGGTTCTGATTTTATTATAGCTATGGGTGATGACGCTGTTGAACATTCTTTTGATGGTTTCGAGCAGAAATATGCTGATTTCGGACTCCCTGTTAAACAATCTAACAAGGTTGAGACCGGTTTTAACTTCTGCTCGCATAACTTCCTTAAACGAGAGTCTGATGGTAAGCCTATCGCTATCCCAGAAAATCTTGGGAAGGGCGTGGTTAACCTCCTCTTGTTTAACTCCGACATGCATTGTACGAGGGAGGCTAGATGGGCATCTTTCTTAGATGACTATCGCTATGTCGACAAGGAGATCATCGATGGAGTAAAACAGGCGCTGCATAAGTATGGTTGGTGGGACCAAGATTTTGCCGTCGGTGGTGACGGGCAAAATAATATAAGAAAAGAAACTTAAGTTGGTTCACGATGCCTCGTAAAGCAAAAGCGAAATCTCGGCCAGGTGTTGGAAATGGTGGTGCGCGTAATGGTCGCTCCCGTCGTCGTAATGGCAACGGTGGAGCTTCCGTTCTGCAGAGCATTCAACCTTTAATGAGAACTACGGCTAACTATCGTCCTATGAACAATAAGGTTCACCAGATGAGTGGATCAGATTTTCTTTCAACCGTTACGGTTGTACCGAACATTACTGATCCCGATGATAGAATTCTTTCTGTCATCTCTGTTTCACCTTCTTTGTTCACTGGAACGCGTTTGGCTGTTATGTCTCAGCTCTTTGAGAGATATAGATTTGTGTCTTTCAGAGTTAGGTATGTTCCCGCCGTTCCCACCACTCTTGGTTGCCAATTGCTTTCTTATTTGGATACTGATCCTCTTGATGACCCTTCAGCTATCCTTGATGGAGATCAGCTTCTTCGTCAGGCGACGGCTCACACTGGGTCTCAACAGTGGAACTTTAATACTCCTAAGGTTATTTCTCTACCCATGAGATCTGATGGTCAGCTGTATTATACGGGACTGACCAAGCAGAATGAAAGGTTTAATGTTCAGGCTAAGATTTATCTTATTCAGGTCACGAGACCAGTTGATATAAGTGGCAGCCCTGTAGTTTCTCCAATTGAAGCGGGCTCTCTCTATATTGATTGGAACGTTCGATTTGAGACGCCTCAGATTAATCCTTTCTCCGTGACGAGTCCTTTCGCTCGTTCAGTTGTCATTAGTCTTGGCACGTCTAGTTTTCCTAATGGATCGATTGTGACTGTAACAGGTCTATCTCCGTCAGTTAAATACGGTGTGTTGCCTCAGTTTTGCTGTGTTAACACAAGCATCGCTGTGGGCAATTATCGGTTTCGTCCAGCTCTAATTGCTGATGGGGTTGATTTCAATTATGGTTTTGACAATGGAGTCGAAATCTATTGTGGTCATAACACCGCAACCAATCTAGGGCCTAACGACTTCAAGGTCGGTTGTGGCTGCTATGATTCTTCCAGTGTTAGCCCCGTCACCAACTTTACAGCGTCAGATTATCTTGTCTGTCCTGCTCAATCGGACTCTCTTGGGAGGATTAAATTCGTTTCCATTAATATGCAAACAGGTAATCAAGTTGATTCCGTGAAACTCTTCTTTGTGCAGGGTCTTGCAAGCCCCGTTGGGGCTTCCTCTGCTCTCACCCTCTCTCCTTTAGTGACTCGTGTTGAGAATTTGGCTCTAGCGAATGCTATGAGCGATCTCCGTGATTCCTTGGAAGAGGCTGTTGATGAAGAGCCTGTCGCGGATGATTTGGCTGAGTAGACTCTCTTTACTAG